TCAGGTCTCTGTCCTAGCATAATATAACACTTGCTTAACAAATCAACACAATCTACATTAAGATTATCTAAATCCTTATTATATCTACTCCAAATTTGTTTGCTCTTATCCATTATTTATTCTTTCTTATGGCTAAAGTTCTTTTATCTAACTTAGTATCTATTATATAGCCTGTTGTAAGAAAATATAAATCCCAAGTAACATTACTTTTTCTAGGATTTGTTAGATTCTTTAATGCGTTTAACCACATTTGCTTTACTATTTTATTAGTAGAATTGTCAATTCTATTTTGTATATATTTTGGATTATTTCTTTGCATTTACATTTTCTTTTATTACTAAAATTAACTCCATTAACTCATCGTATATAGTGTCTAAATCATCCGTTCCATTGTTTAGCTTTAATATCTCGTTTTCGTATGCTCTTGATACTTTAATAAGTCTATTAAACTTTAACTTTAACAAAGTTTTGTGTTTATCTTTTATAAGATATAATTGTTCATTAAAACATCTAAAAAGTGCTAATAACAAATGAATATCTATTTGAGTTTCTCTATCCATTGTTTATCATTTGTCTAGCTTCTTGCCAAGTGTCTAGTGATTGTTGTACTTTACCTTTTGATTGCTCTGAAGTTGAGTTCTTCTCCCAAGTCCTGACTGATGCCTTCCAATCTTTCATTGGATTCTTTCCTACTTTCCAACCATTAGAAGAATAGTAATCAAAGAATTTCTCTGCATCAACAAAGTTATTTCTTTCTATGCAGTATTCTTTTATGTCTTCAATAGTTGGCTTAGTAAACCTTTTAGCCTTAACCTTGTCTTTAACTATAACTATATCTGTATCTTTATCTTTAAGGGTACTTTCTACCCTTTGTGAACCCTTCAGATACCCTTCAAGATTATATTTATTAAGTAAGTTTAAAACAGATTTATGTACGTTTGAATTTTGGTTTAACTCTCCATATTGATACTCGATAAAGTCAGGTATAAACCATTTATCTCCATCGTCAAAAATTACTATTTTATCTAAGAAAGATTGAGGTAACATATCGTAAATTAAATTTTCTCCAACTCTTATTGATGCTACTTCAATATCTACTTCCCAAATTCCTGCGTGATTGCAGTCATCTAATATGTAGAACCATAATAGCTTGTGTTGAGGGCTTAGTTCACGAACAAAGCGTTTCTTCCACTTGTCCGTATCTGTCATTCTTTTTGCCATTGTAATATTATTTTGGGGTTAAATTATACGCAAAGGTAATATTAATTTTATTAATACCAAATTAATTTTAATTTATTTCTTTCAATATAAACCATCATCTCTTGGTCGTGAACAGAACCTTTGCGTGGTTTTCTTCCTCCTTTCTTAAAAGTACCCAATAGATTGTCTATTCTTTCATATAGTATGCCATCATCAAATGCCCAAGAAATAACAACAGGCTTTCCGTACTTAATTTGTTCTTCTTGACAATCAACAATCTTTTTCATAGAAACTATACAATAATCGTGGCTATCAATAGTTTGATTCGGGCAGCCTTTTACTTCAAATCCACATATTCTATCAAAGTTTTGATTTTTCATTTCATAGTCTACCGAACTAAAATCTCCTTGACTAGAATAACAATAAGCATATTCGTTGCAAAAGGTTTTAGCTGCTCTCTCTTGTCTAGCAAAATCTTTTGGGGTTTCAAATTTCATTTTTTTAAATATTGATATATTCTTGTTTTACTTAAACCAAAAATCTTTGCTATGTTTTTTACTTCCCATCCGTACCAAAACAATAATTTTGCTAAATTTCTTTTTAGTTTAGTTTTAAACTTTTTTAATTTTGTATAACCTTTAATTGTGCTATTGTAATTCATTTGATAATTTATTTATAATAATATAATATGTTTTTTAACAAAAAAATTGAGGGCAGCGTTCTCATCTAATAAGCTATCTACCCTCTTTTTTTTAACTATCTACTTGACAATCAAATAGTTTTATTAACATCCTTACCTTAAAAGGGTAAGTCAGATTCTTCTTTTACTTCTGCTTTCTTAGATGATTTAGCACCGCTACCATCTATTGCCCAAGCAAGTATGTTGTTATAGTAATTTCCTTCATACAAACGACCTCTAATGTCAATTTTACACTCTACATCGCTACCGATAGGCAGTACATCTAGCTTATCAATGTTGTCTTTTACAACTTCCATCTTTACTGATTGAGGATAATCTCCCCCTGTGTTTACCACAAACTCTCTTTTTTTAAATCCACTTTTGAACTCTTTTGTTTCAAAAATTGCTTCTAATGTTCCTTTAATTTCCATTTTCTAATTCAGTTAAATAATTAATTTCAGTTTTAATTCGTTCAATTCTATCGTTAATAATCAACGCTTCTTCTTCTAGTATAACAAGTTCGTCTTTTAAGGTAACAAAACTATTCTGCTCAAAGACTAAATCTCTTACCCTAATGTAGTTAATCATAGTTTCCTTGTCGTACTCTAAATATCCTTTCATCGTTCTGCAATGATGTATTATAGTTGCGTGGTTCATATCAAACACATCTGCTATTTTCATATAAGGTAAGAAATAATGTTTGCGAAGAAAATAAAAAAACATTCTCTTTCCTGCTACAATATTTGCTTTTCTTGATGTGCTTTCTAATTCTTTCAAATTAATATTAAAGGTGGTGCAAACCGCATTTCTTAATGCTTGATATTTTTGATATGTTATATCTTTATTTATCATTTTGTATGGTTTCTATCAAAGAACTAATGTTGTGAGATTCATTAATCTTTGGTTGTTGTGCTAAACATTCTATATGCTTTAGCCTTAACATACTAGGATTAGCTAAATACTTAGTGATAGTAACACCTTTAACTCCTGTAATTTCACTAAACTCTTTTTTACTTACACCTAATTCTCTCATAAGTGCTTCAAATTTACTACTTGCCTTTTTCATATTTATATTTTTATACTATTACTAATTCTATATTAAACTCTTGCTTATACAAATCTTGTATTTGTTTATCAGGTACACTCTTGTATTTATCTATAAAAGATGAGTTTATTCCCGTAGATGCTTTTTCTTTATTATTAAAACCATCATCTTTTATTTTTCTAATTTGTTCTCTAGTGATGCAAACTATTGCACCTGTTCTAGTCATTGCGTGTTTTTTAATTGCCATATCTAAATATTTTTTTAAATTGTTCTCTTGGGTCTTTTGGTATGTGGTCTTCTTGTAGCTTGTAAATTAATTTACTTGCTTCTATGTAACTAAGATGTAACATACCATTTTCTATATCTATTAGTTCTTCAGGTTCGTATGGAACACTTGTAAGTAAACCTTCAATAATTGATATCTGTGAATTACTGATAGGTTCGTTTTCAATTACATCGTCTATCCAATCAGACATTAACTTTTCTTAAAGTCTTCTGATTCGTCTTCTCCGAATATTCCTAACTCATAGAATCCCGCTAATTTTAGAACTGCTCTACTCATTGCTCTTTTCTCTGACATCTCCATAACATACCAAGTATTGCAGTTTCCATCTTTAAACCCTTGACCTTTAAGAGCCGAGCCAAATGTTTGTATCGTTTTCTTTCCATCAGTAGATGTTGCAGTAGCTTTTACCACACAAAAGTTAGGACTACATTCTACTACATCATAATTAATGTTAATGCTTGAGTTAGCTTGGATTTTGTCGATGCCCGCCCTTGTAATGATTGTGTAATGTTGATGCTTGTAAACATCTTCTGCTACTAAATTGTTTGCAGTAAACAATCTTCTTAGTGTTTCTTTTCTAGTTTCTGACATAATAATTTTATTTGAGGTTACTTAAAGTGGTTCTTAAATCTATTAATACTTCTAAATCTGACTTACGAGCTGACACTCTACCTTGAGTATATTCTTTCATATTGTTATTATTTTCGTTTATAAAAATAACCTCTGACTTTTCGTCATCACTTAAAAGAATTGTCAATAAATCTATTTTTCTATCTAAAGAGTGTAACACATCTCCTAGTTTTACATTTTGAACTTTAATATTTTCCATAATAATGTTTGGGTATTTGTTAATAACTGATGCAAATTTACATCAATTTTTTAATAAACCTAATATAAATTAAGAAAAGATTAAAGAAAGTTTGTTTTACTAGGGTAAATTATTTTTTACCTAAGTCCATTGGATATGTGATTGGTAGAGTTCCGTTGTTTAAGACAACACCACAAGCGATTACAGAACGCTTAGTAAAGTTTTTAGCGTATGCCATAGCGTATTGATTTGAGTCCGTTACACCACACCCTACTTGCATAGCAAAGTGTCTAGCAGTTTTTGTGCAATGCCAAGAAATACAACATTCCGTGTGTATATGACCTTGTACTACTGACTTACCCCAATTAACCATTCTGTTATGACCACCTCTTGCACCGCTACTTCCTGTTCCGTGTGTATAGATTACACCATCTTGTTCAAAGCTATCTGCAAATTCCCAAGTAGGAACTTCTAGTGCTACATTAAGGTCTTTAAGCCATCTTTGAGAGATTCCCATAGATACTGCTTTCCTAGATATAATAGCATCGTGATTACCAATACATACTCTAGCGTTTGGGAACGCTTCGTGCCAAGACTTTAACTGATTTATTGCTCTATCTAATTCTTCTCCCGCACCAAATCCGTCAGGATGTGTTTCGTGAAACGAGCTAAAATGCGAGTCAACCAAATCCCCTATAAATATTACATCATTACAATTATTTTTATTGTAAACATCAATGCAATGCTCTAGGTAAGATTCCCCATCATTACATTGTCCTTTGATAAAAGGTGCGTGTAAGTCTCCTACAATCAATACGTTACGAGTTTCCTCTTGTCGCATCTTTTGTATTGCTTCGTATTCAGATTCAGTAAGTCTTGGTCTAAATTGTTTCATATTGCAAATATAGTAAAAAAACACTATAAAAAAAAATGAGGTGTAATCAAACACCCCATTCCAACATTTTCCCCAAAATGAATCTGACCTTGAGAGGGTCAGAAATTAAAATTATCAATTACAAATATAATCAAAATATCTATAAATACAATCTATTTTTTAATTTTTTCGTAAGAACGACCTCCGAAGTATGCACCAAAACAAGTAATACTTAAAATTTGCCATAGGTCAATCCAAGAATCTTTAATATCCATATCTACATATCCAAAGTCAACTAAAGTAAATGTAGTTAATACAATCATTAAGAAAGCTAGTGTAAGAGGTCTTATAGACTTTGTAAGCCAATTACCTTGCATATCTGCTTCCCAACGCTTAGTTACCTCTTGTTGCATCTTAGACTCGTAAGACATTATCATTTCCTCAAACTTATGTTTAAGTTCTGCTTTTTCTTCTTTTGATGTGTGTAGTTCATCGACTATACCGCCAACAGATTCTACTAACTCTTTTGCACCACTACTAAAAATCTTTCCTAAAATACTCATATCTTTAACTTTATCTTTATCTTTAACTATAACCTTAGCTTTATCTTTAGCTTTATTATGTAGGGTATAAATAACCCTTCGTGAACCCTTTGGCAAGGGTTAATTAATTATTGGTAAAATTGTCTATATGTATATATTCTATAAACACTTTTTCTTCTTTTTGCAAAGCATCTAAAATTGGAGGGTAAATTCTTTTGTATGCCTGTGAAGACTTACCTATAAAACCATTAGAAATTAATCCGTTGTTTTCTTGGTTGTCGCCCACGAGTAAGCATCCCGAAGTATGTTCGTCAGTATTTCCGCAATGTATGAGAATATGCTCAAAGTTAGGAACGTCAACGATATGTAACATACCATCGTGTATATTAGAAAATCTTTCACTATATTTTTTATGAAATCCACCTTCTTTTCTTAATTTAATTTCGTAGCATCCGTAAGGTATCATTGTTTCTCCTTTTACCTTACTTATCCTATACTCGTCTTCTAGCGTATAACAAAGAAAGTCATACCCTTTTGTAGTCTTTTGCAATAACATTCCGTTAGTGCTATCATTATGTAAATTATATCTTAATACAACTAATTCCATTAGCTCTCGCAATTCTCACAATCTTCTTCTTCTTCTAATACGTTTAACAACGCATCAAAACCGTTAATTACAGCAGACTCAGCAGTTTCAGCAGTTTCAGCAGCTTTTTCGCAATTACATTCTTGTAAATTTTTTTCGCAATTACAATTCATTTTTAATTTTTTAAATTTTATTTTTTTAAATTTTTGCAAGAATTTAATTTTGTCAATTCTATTTTTAATTCATTAATGCTGTCTTCACATTCATTAATAACCTTTATTTTTTTCTCAAGTCTTTGTTCAAGAACTTTTATATCTTCTGATAATTGACCTATTTGACTATACGCAATACCCATAGTGAATATAATACCTATTACCCAAATAATATTACCAATACTTAATGTAAAATCTTTTTGCATTATTTATCTTCCAAAAAATAAACTTGCTAATGCAGTAATAACAATAAGGTATAAAGACCACATAGCTCTGCTAATCATTTTTCTAGCGTGTGTATTTTGATTTACTCTAGAAACAACTCCAACATCAGGGTCAAGCAACTTTTTAGTTAAGTTATCCAACTTGTCATCCATCCCCCCTAGTTTCTCTTTCATTGAATCCATCTTCTGTTTCATTAACGCTATTTCTTGTGCTGTCGATGCCATTACAATCCGTGTCTTTTCATTATATCTTGTTGTACTGAAGTTAATTCAGCAGCATCAAGCTCTCTATCAAATACAACAACCTCGTTTATAAAACCTTCTGTTTCTAAAGATGTAGAAATAAATCCTAAACTATTTATAAGTAAAGTAGATGTGCTGTTGCTATTATTTGGTGTGCCTGTTATTTTTGTTAAGTTACTGTAAATTTCAACATTGTTTGTTGTAGCATCAGAACCTCTAGTAATTCCAAATAAAAACTTTGCAGTTGGTATGTTTTCCGTTAGACCTGTTGCATCAAGACTTACAGTACCGCCATCTCCACCTTTTGATTTTAAAACAACTCTGTTATCAGTACCTCCTTGATTAATTCTAATACTGTTTGCTGCATCTCCACTTTTTCCTATAACAGCTTCAGTAGTAGGATTTGAATTTTCTAAATCCAAAATCATAAATATAGTAAAAGTAGTAAGAGTAATCAAAGCAGTTAAATCTAATCTGTCAGAGTTAGTTCCATTTGCAGCACCATCAAACTCAAGTGTATTTCCACTTACCGTAGGCTGCCTAGCATCTGTGCTTTGTGTTGCGTGATTATTATTACCGCTTGTATCTAGCCATTTAATATCAGTATCTCCATCACTATCAATATCAGGAATAGTAATATTTTGTTGTTCTAAAAACAATTTTAAACCAAGCATATCTTTTATACTTGTATTTTTGTTTCCCGTTGATAATCCTAATCCTAATCCTAACATATCTTAGTCTGTATATACTATTTCTAATGTTCCGTTAAACCTTGCTACTGTTGCATCTGTATTTCCTGCTGAGATAGTTACTATTATAACATCTCCCGCAGAAAAAGAAGCCGAAGAACCCATAGACCCTGCTGCAAATAAATCTACATTTGTATTACCACCACCTGTTTCGGTAGCGGTAGCACCTAATTGAGTTAAATTAATAGCAGCAGCACTTGCATCAGCAGGAGTACCTTTATAAACTTTTAGATTTATAGTTTTTCCTGAAGTACAAGCTATAACACCTGCAAAAGCATTTATATAACCTGCTCTAGTAGCATAAAGCTGTGCTTGTGCAACAGCATCTTGTGCATCGGCAGTAGAATCAGTAACTACTGTGTCGTAAACGTGAGTTGAACCACCTGCAAAAGTAGGTGCGTGTTCTGCTGTTGAACTTTTACTAAAAAACCCTGCAACTCTAATGTGTTGCATACGTCTAGAATTGTCGTCAGCCCAAGTTAAAGCATTGCTACCGTTCTTTGTCAAAACTGTATTGGCAGAAGCCGAACTAAAGTCTTTAGGAACGTGAAGCTGAGTATTATCTAATGCACTATGTTCGTTACTTGCCATATTATATACTTGCTACAAAAATTTCTACATCTATGTTTTCCGATAATGGGTCAACTAAAATGCTTTCTAAATCAGTTAATGCTGTTACAATAGTTGCATTAGCATCGCTAACAGCTAATCCATCGTGAACCGTATAAAGAACAAGACTTTGACCTGCACCGATAAGGTGTGTCGCAGACATATTCGCAGTACCCCCTTCAGCTCCTGCTATCTGTAAAGAGATATTCATAGGGTTTGTGTCGTCTAGGTTTGTTACCCTTATATATCTTACATTCTCTAGGTCAATAGCATTGTCTGCTGTGTTTGTAGCTGTTTGAAATGTTGCTATCGTGCAGTCTGTATCATCTATACAACGAACTACTCTTTTGTAAACCTCTTTAATACTAGGTATTACTAAAGTTTTTGTTTGATTATAGTTAGTACCTGCTAACGTAATAGATTCAGTTATTGATACTTCTAAATTCTGTGCTGTTACTGTACTTGCCATATCTAATTATTTTGTATATCCAATTACTACACCACTTGTTAATGTAATAGCTGTTACTGTTCCTATAAATAATGTTGTTCCCGCAGGTAATGTCGTATGCAAAGCATCTTCTCCCGTGCAATCTGAAGCTGTTAAAGCAGCTACAACACTTGCAACAGGAAAATGTATGCAATAAAAACTTTTGCCTGTGTGTGCGTTTGTTCCCGTTAAAACCTGCACATCTCCTGAAGGAGTATTTCCAACCATTCTCATTAATGATTCATTGTCGTCTAAAAAGTCAAATGCCATTTTTTTTTATTTTATTTTATTTGTTTCTGTCGTATGCCCAATTCTTTAAAGCAATATAATTTTTTGAGTAAGGGCAGTCTTTACTCACATTTTTGCCTTGTTCTTGTTTTCTTGCTCTAGCTATATATGCAATAGCTTTTCTAGCTTCGGTTGCGTTAGCAGAAGTCCAATCAGCTTTCTTTTTTGAAAGTAATGTTAGATTTCTATTTATTGCTGTTCTTCCTATACTAGCCTTTTTACTACACTCAGTTTCAGACCATCTATTTAGCTCAGAGTAGCTCATATTTACAGAAGCTTTATACTCCTTAAATGTTTCATCTATTTCTTCCTGAGTAAAATTGTAAGGCTTAGGGTGTTCCTTGCCACACATCCAATTACCATCAGGCATTTGATGCTCATATCCGTCAGGACAGCTATTATTTTTCCTTACAGTACCGTTAAATATATGTTTTAAATAAAACTTTATTAAATCCATTAGTAAAAAATTATTCCGTTTAACTTGCTTGCTATATCTGTGTCAGGCATAGAGCTATCTCCATCTGTACCGTACAAAGAAAACTGACCCACTTGGTCATTATGCGTAATGTAAGCAATCATATCATCAAGAAAAACCTTTGCTTTTCTAAATGTATCGCTTTTCATTTGATTAAATTGCTCAACATTTGCAGGATTACTAAATTCAGATACATTAACAACTAAACCTGCTGAGGTAGTATTGTATTGAATTTCATTCATAACCTCAAATCTTACAAACCAATACAAAGCAGGTTTTAAGAAATGTGTAACAAGTATCTGATTGTGAGTAGATAGCGTTCCTCCCGTATGATTTTGAGTTTTTAATTCCTCGTAAAAATCTAATCCAAGCTCAGGTTTAATGTGTGCAAGTTCAGCAATATCTAAAATACTATCAGATATTAGTGCTGTGTCAGTAGCTTGATTAGTAAAAGCGTTTGCTATTACTTCAGATGCTGTTACAAAATTGTTATACTGTCTTACGTTTGCCATATTAGTCGTCTGTGTTACTTCGTTCCACTCTTATTGTCTGTCTGTCTGAAATTAATAACTCTCCATCTTCAATCGCAGGCAAATCTTTATTAAGCATTGCTCTTTGTTCGTTAATAGTAAGAACTTGCTTAGGGTCAATATCAGCTAAGAATGATATAGGTGGTTCATAAACAACAGACAAATCATCTGTATCAATACCAAGTTCTTCGTTTATTATTCTTTTAATAGGGTCTAGTAAAATATTTGTTGTATCTCTAATAACCGTACTCATTGCTAAATCATAAGCAATTCTAATCTCACTACCTGTATTATTCATCTTACCCGATGAAACTATACCACTCAAAGCAGGTTGCCATCTATGAGCTGTAATTATATTTTGGTCTGTTAGTTTCTGTAAATCTAAGAAATCTCCATCTTCTTTTTTATTTATAATCTGAACATCTGTGCTATTTGCATCATCTCCGTTCTTTACTAAGAAAAGTATTTTAGAGTTGTTCCCGCTACCCGTAAGAGTTTCTTTTGCAGTTTCCACAAATTTTTCTGCTTCTGCTTCGCCAAAATCTCCATTAACGGTAACAATAGCGGAAGGACTAAATCCATTCTTAAATGCTGTGTGATTATATTTACCTATTTCAAAATCTATTGCTATGTGTTCTAAAGCAGCTACATAATCAGGAAGTCCGTAAAAGCTAAATGTACTTTCGTAATCCTTATAATGTATTATAAATCTGCTTTGAGATATAACAGGATAAAGAGGTATTCTTTGTGTTTTTTCTTTATTACGTTTGTAGTTAGCCCAATCAGGGTTAAAATAAACGTGCTTTTTACTTTTAGACAATCTTGCAGTAGATGCGTCTTTGTGATAGAAGTTTATACCACCATCGTAAACAACACCTTCTAAGAAAGCATTACCATAAGTATAGTAGTCATCCGCTAATTTCTTAAAACAATCCTTTAAACTCTCTCCATTTGCGTTAACGCTTTTAATAAAGTCATTTAGTTGCTCATTTGATGTAGAAAAACCTCCACCTGTTGTGAAAGTTGTTTTCTGTGCAAGAACAGAACGATGCGTTGACGATTGTCTTTTTAGCTCTGCTAAATACTGTGGAAACTGATTGTCTTTACCAAATGGCATCCAATCTTCTCTTAACCTATCTAAATCTTTTACTTCACTAGAAACTTGCGGAGTAGAAAGATTAACAAAAGCGTACTTAGCACCAAAATTACTCTTTATTTGAGGTTTCGTTTTTTGCTTTTTGTTCTTTTGTATTTGATTTTTTCGATTCTGCATTTCCTTCTTTTGTTACAAAATTAGTATAACCCAAATCATAAATTGTTTTTAGGTCTTCTTGTGTAGCATCTGCCCACATAACAACAATACCTTCATTAAAGATAGTTTTGCCCTCTTTGTTTTTTGATATATACATAGTACAAATATAATAAAAAGGGTGCAAAGTGCAAAATGCACGATGCGTACCCGATTTAATTAATTATTAAGATAATGCCATTGTTCCTGCTATGTCAACAGTTACTGTACTTGATACAGTTCTAGGAAGCTCTCCTGAAGAACAAGTAATAGTAACAGTAACACCGTTTTCATCTCCTAAAGCAGTACCTGTACCACCTTCAAGACCTGTCATTGTAGCGTACATCTGTTGGTTAAAAGCACCTGAACCTGTATCGTGCTGAAAAGCAGCAGAGATACCTATTACAAACGCTTGGTCATTATGGTCAACCACAACAGCAGCAATCTGTTCTTGTAGTAAACTCTGTAAGTTACTAAAGTGTGCAGTTGTGCAGTTAGGAATGTAGAATGAAAGAGTATGCTCAAACATCATAACACCATTTTCTTTTGAACCACTTGTAGTTAAAGACCCTGTTCCTTGCTTTAAATCAAACAAAGCTAAGGCTGAACCATCAACTAAAGCTACTGAGTGAGCATCTGTTCCATCAGCAAACGTAGGTGTTAGATTTGATGTTGCACAGAGACCTATATGTCTTAGACCACCTCTTTTTTCGAAGTCAGTAGCAGCTAAGATTAAATTTTCTATTGCCATTTTATTATTATTTAAAAGTTAAAAAAATAAGAGGGAGTATTTCATCCCTCCTAGTTTGTATTAATTATGATATTGCATCAGGAGTATAGTAAGTACATAACTTACCATCTTTTAATGCTACACCTACCATATAAGCTACTCTAAATCTGTAAGCTTTATTGTCTTGTGAATACCATTGCTCAATTGAGTTTGTGTCAAAGTCAGTACCTATAACAAAAGCATCTTTTGAAGTTAACATAGCTCTGTGAGTTTCAGTAGCGTGGCTACATCCATTTATTTCTGCTACATCAGCAGCGATTGATACATCCCAATCTCTACGAACAACAATAGGAATACCTCTAAATGTTAATTGAGGAACACCATTTACTAAAGCACCATAACCCGCAGCAGCATAAGCTGAAGCTTCTAAAGTAGTAGCCATATAATCATCAGCGATATCTCCTGATACGAAGAAAACGTGATTTCCTGCTTCTAGTAATTCAGGAGCAGCACTATCGTACAATCCTTTTAAGATTTTTACACCATTACCCGAAACTAAAGCTACGTTGTCAGCTTGTGTCGAAAGACCTGCATAAGTTCTTGTAAGTGCAGTTGCACTTGCATCTTTAGCAGCTTGGAAGATACCATCGTAAATACCGTAGTGAGCATCAGCTTCAGCAACGTCAGATAACCAAATCTGAGTGTTAAAGTCAGCTTTTAATCCTTGTCCGATTAATTCTAACATAATGTCTTTTACAACACTACCTTCGATATTATCAAACTCAAATCCATTACGCATTAATTGACCTTTTATTTTGTTGAAAAGCTCATCTGCTCTAAACTCAATTTGAGCTTCAACTCT